TCACTGACTTCTCATCCGATGTCTTTACTAATTGGAACCCTGCCAGCATCTCAAACGGAATCTTCGAAGCTACATGGTCTCTCTGCACGTCACTCACCGCACAATCGGTCGAGAACATACTTGTCTCCATCGCCGCATCCGGCAAATACGCAACGTCTACCGGAGCATCTGGTGGTTCTGCTTTGGCTGACGCTGGCATCGACATCGATTATAATGTATCGACTGGTTCACTCAGTGCCGCGACGAACTCCGCAGTGGACTCACTCAAAGCCAAGGGCTGGGTAATAGTTGTTAATGGCGTAACACTTTAAAATAATGACAGACGAAACTCATCGATTCTTTAGGTTCAGCAACGAGGCATCTTATGACACCTTGACGACCGCCGGGAACACCGCAAGGAACCTACCAGACGACAACGGAACTGAACGCTGGTTAGCACTGTGGGATAAGACTTTCTTAGACCCGGAGACCAACAGCGATAGACTCTATTGTGTTAAGCGCAGCGGCATCCTTGAGACCGACGATTTCACCTTGGACGGCATTGAGGAAATCAACCTAGACACTTATCTACAACGATTGAGCTGGGAGCCACCTGTCGAAGAAGACCTTGAGATGCTCGACGAACTTGAACTGATAGACTAATGGACGAACAACAAGAACCACTCACAGAAATCGAACAGTCACGAGCTGACACTGGCTTCAGATACTATGTCGTCCAACCAGACGAACTCTACACGGGACTTGTTGCAGCCGTAGACTCAGACAGGGGCTATCCTAACAAGCAACGAACAACGCTCACTGGGTTACCACCTGTTGAAAGCTTGGCTGAAGCTACCGACGGCTCTGGTAAACTCATTGCTATTGACTGCTGGAGGTTTAAGGCCAACGATGACCTAATGCTTGAGGGAACTGACGGCGTCGAGGAGCTTACTCAACTAGAATTTTTAGCACTTAAACCTGAAGCAGAAGAAACACTTTAATGAACGGAACTTCAATCGAGTCTCAATACATCGCCCTAGAGAGCGAGAGGCATTCTTTCCTAGACAGAGCGCGTCAAGCCTCTAAGCTTACCCTTCCGTATGTGATGCCGGAAGATGGTCATAATTCTCATTCACGTTTAGAAACACCTTTTCAGGGCATTGGAGCAAGAGGGGTCAACAATTTAGCATCCAAGTTACTACTAGCCTTATTGGCTCCCAATGCCCCGTTTTTCCGTCTTAACTTTGACGAACCCAAACTACGCCAAGAAGGCGCAACCCAAGAGATTATCTCAGAAATGGAAATCGCTCTTCAACGTGTTGAGGAGTCGGTCATGGAAGAGATTAGTAAACAGTCCTACCGTGTAGGTGTTCACGAACTTCTTAAGCACCTAATCATCACTGGTAATGCGCTATGCTACATCCCGGAGGATGGAGGTATGCGTGTGTTCCATTTGGACCGCTTTGTAATCAAGCGTGACCCTATGGGTAATCCTCTTAAGATTATCACAAAGGAGACACTCGACTACAATACACTTCCCGACAACGTAAAGGAAGCCGCCGGGTATATCGACGGTGACACCTTAGGTCGTAACTGTGACCTGTTTACCTGTGTTGAACTACAGGGCAAGAAGTGGTCAGTCAGGCAAGAGGTCAAAGGAACTCTCGTGGAAGGCTCTGTGGGAACCTTCAGTAAAGAAAAACTACCGTATATCCCTCTTCGCTTTTCTAAGATTGACGGGGAAGATTATGGTAGGGGATATGTAGAGGAGTATCTTGGTGATTTAATTAGCCTAGAGACCCTCACCCAAGCTATTGTTGAAGGTTCAGCAGCGGCTGCTAAAGTGTTGTTCCTTGTTAATCCTAACGGAACCACCCGAGCTAAGACTCTCGCTGAAAGCCCTAACGGTGCAATCACCCAAGGAAGCACTAACGATGTCACTGTATTGCAGCTTAACAAGGCAGCAGACTTCAGTATCGCAGCGCAAACCGCTGACAGCATCAAAGAGCGCCTTGGGCAAGCCTTCCTGCTTACCTCAGGAGTTGTCAGGCAAGCTGAGCGAGTCACAGCCGAAGAGATTAGAATGCTTACCTTGGAGCTTGAGTCTGCGCTAGGTGGACTTTACTCGCTTCTTAGTAACGAGCTTCAGCTTCCTATGGTCAACCGGGTCATGGACATCATGGCCAAGAAGAAGCGCATGCCTAACCTTCCTAAAGACTTGGTTAAGCCTGTAATCATTACGGGAGTAGAAGCTCTTGGTAGAGGAAACGACCTTCAGAAATTAGATTTGTTCTTGGCTGGAGCCGCGCAAGTGGTTGGACCGCAGGTTATCAGTCAGTTTGTTAATGTTGAGGAATACTTCAAACGAAGAGCTACTAGTCTTGGAATCAAGACCAGAGGGCTTATTAAGACACAAGAAGAGCTTCAGCAACAAGCACAGCAATCTCAGATGATGTCATTGGCAGAGAAAGCAGCGCCTCAGGGCGTAGCAGCCTTGGGCAACATCGCTAAAGAATCTGTTTCAAACGAAGCCGCAATGGCTGAGCAAGAGACACCTCAACAACAACAATAGAAAAAATGGCTGACACCCACATCATCAACGATAAAACAGAAAGCGAGCAAATCACTCTAGAAGAGGAAGCTGCCGCTATTCCAGAACAGGAGACTCAGAGTGAAGAACGTCCAGAGTGGCTTCCTGATAAGTTCAAAACACCAGAGGACTTAGCAAGCGCCTACAACAGCCTTGAAGGTAAGTTAGGCTCTAACGAGCAGACTCAAGAAGAACAAGAGGACCTTCCTCCCGGCGAGTCACAAGACTCTACAGAGGATGACCCACAGACTACGGCAATCATTGCTGCTTCTGATGAGTTCTCAGACCAAGGTAAACTAAGCGAAGAGACCTATAAATCTCTTGAAGCTAGCGGCCTTAACCGTAACCTCGTTGATTCCTACATCGAAGGTCAGCAAGCTCTACAGGCTTCTGGAGAGGCTGAGTTGTTAAGCACCATCGGCGGCCGTGAGGCTTACGACAAAATCACAGAATGGGCCTCTGAAGGTCTCAGCGAGAATCAACTCAACGCTTACAATCAAGCACTCGAAACAGGAACAGACGAACAGGCTGCTCTTGCGCTCGACTGGATTAAGACTAAATACGAAGACGCTAACGGAACTAGTCCTTCTACCTTAATCCAAGGAGGAACTAAAGGTTCTGGAGAATCAGCTTTCGAAAGCCGCGCTCAAGTTTTGGCAGCAATGTCTGAACGAGACGCTAGAGGCAAAAAGCGTTACGAGGTTGACCCTGCGTATCGCAACGAGATTCAACGACGCCTCGCAATATCTAACATGGTATAAAGTATGAATATTATTAACTACATCATCGACAACAAAGACACCCTCATTAGCACCCTTACCGCTATTGTTGCAGCAGCTTCAGCCATCGCAGCGATTACCCCTACCCCTACTGATGACGGATGGGCTGCTAAGCTCTACAAGATTGTTGACTGGCTTGCCCTTAATATCGGTAACGCTAAGAAAAAGCCCTAAGGGATGATTAAGCTAATCGTCTCCCTTCTCTTGCATTTCCCTAAACTTGCTGACGTGTTCTTTGAGATTCGTGACGAATATACCAAACATTATAAAAGCCGCCGCCGCTCTCGTATGGATGACCGTATCGATGAGTGGGTGCGCGGTGATAAAGAAAAGTGAAATTCCAGTTTTTATTGAACGTCTTGAAGCGCATTCTTTCTCTGCTTCTGAGAGAGAGACAATCGGAGACCTCCTTCGATACGCTGCCGAGCTTGAAGCACGATGAGCTAGTTGCTATCTGTGTTGGTCATTCTCGTAAAGGGGACAAAGGAGCTGTTAATGTAAAGGGCGACAGCGAGTGGAAATACAACAGCAAAGTAGCTAAAGCTCTTAAAAAGGAACTCAACGACCGAGGTATAGACAGTAAGATATATTCTTCTTACGAAGGAGAAGGCTACCGGGAGGCTATGGCTTTTATAAAAGATAAGCTTAAAGAAGACGGAGCTGACTTAGCCCTTGAGCTTCACTTCAATGCCTACACAGGCAGAGCCAAAGGATGCTCTATGCTTTATCACAGCCCAAAGAGCGAAAGCAAAAGGCTAGCTGAAGAACTACAGTTCTCAGTATTAAAAGATTTTGACACAATAGACAGAGAAACTAAAGGTCTTAACAAAGGTGACCGTGGTTTGTTGTTCGCTGACAACGCCTCCATCCCTGCTGTTTTGTGTGAACCATTTTTCGGAGACAACAGACAAGACTGTGAGTTGTTCTCTGACTACAGACTGTTGGCGTCTAGCTACGCTAACGGCATTGAAGAATTTCTAGTTGGGAAAGTTAACAAGTAACCGAAGTGCCCGAAAGGATAACACTAACGAGTGAAAGAAACCGTAACTAACGAAGAACCCAAAAACAAACCCTAAACTTAAACTATTAAACTATTATGGCTAATGGACAAATCGCTCCGTCACGCTTAGGCCAATCGGCTCTAACTGGCGATGCAAACGCTTTGTTTCTCAAAGTGTTCTCAAACGAAGTTCTAACAACGTTCGAAGAAACAAACGTTATGAAGGACCTACATACTGTTCGAACTATTTCGAGCGGTAAGTCGGCGCAGTTCCCAACGATGGGTAAAGCTACTGCGAAGTATCATACTCCCGGTGATGACATCTTTGAAAAAGGAATCACTACTGGACCCGATGGGTCTGAGTATGGCTCAAATATCGAGCACAAAGAGCGCATCATCACCATTGACGATGTTCTCATTGCAGCGACTTCAATCGCTAACATTGATGAGCTTAAGAATCACTACGATGTGCGCTCTGCGTATAGCACCGAGTTGGGACGTGCGCTTTCTAAGCGTTTCGACCTAGCGACCATGCGAACTCTCGTAGCGGCTTCTCAGGTGAACTCGTCAGCCCGAGCTAACCCGAGTGCTGAAAACGGTATCGTTATTGACTTGAATAATACTACTGGAGCGCCTGATAACCTCAGCACCGCTGCTAAGCTTATTCAGACCTTCCGTCTTATTGCACAGAAGTTGGACGAACAAGACATCCCATCTGAGGACCGCTTTGTTATTCTGACACCTGAGCTTTACTACTTGCTTGCGGGTAGCGAAAGCGCCGCAATCAACCGCGACTTCGGTGGCGCTGGTAGCATTGCTTCTGGTAAGGTTCTGGAGCTTGTTGGTATTAAGATTTACAGCTCTAATCACCTTAACGACATTGCTAATTCTAGTGTAACTGGAGATGACGTGAACGCAGCTAACAACCCGTTCGATGACGCTGATGGCTTAACGGCTGGTAAAGGCTACCTTGACGCTGGTCTTAACACGCTTGAGTTCGTTGCTGGTCACAAGTCAGCTATCGGAACTGTTAAGCTCATGGACCTTGCTGTTGAGTCTGAATACTCGATGTCTAAGCAGTCCACCCTCATGCTTGCTAAGTATGCAATGGGTCATGGTATTCTTCGCCCAGAAGGTGCTGTGAGTGTTATTACTTAAACAACTAACCTATTAGGGGTCTCCTTAGAGTAATCTTTGGAGGCCCCTTTTTTTCTTATGAAGAAAAGAGCAAACCTACGAATCAAACATAAGTCTAAGAAAGGCGGTCTTAACAAAAAGGGACGAGACTACTATAATCGTAAGACTGGCTCTAAACTCAAAGCTCCGGTAACGGAGAAAAAACCTAAAGGAAAACGGGCTGCTCGTAAGCGTTCGTTTTGCGCCCGCATGTCAGGCGTTAAAGGACCCATGAAAGACAAGAAGGGTCGTCCTACAAGAAAGGCGTTGGCTCTTAAACGCTGGCGTTGCTAACTCTAAATAATCAAATGGCTCTCACTACCGAACTAGAAAGCGTAAACCAAATGCTTGGGCATATTGGTGAAGCACCTATAAACTCAATCTCAAACGAAGCAGCACTTCCAATCTCAGCTAGCACCGCTTTAGTTGTTCTACGTGAAGTTTCAAAAGAAGTGCAAACCGAAGAGTGGCACTTTAATACCGTAACTGACTACGAACCTGTTAAAGAAGACACAGGTAAACTAAGGCTCCCAGACAATACCCTATTCGTGGACGCCACAGACACCAGAGATGATGTTGTTCAGAGGGGCTTGTATTTGTATAACCGAAAAGACCGCACTGATGTATTCACTGAGACAATCAAGTGTGACCTCACCGTCCAGCTAGACTGGGACGACCTCGCAGAGGTTGCTCGACGTTACATTACACTACGCGCTTCTAGGCTTTTCCAAGGCCGCATGGTAGGCAGCACTGAGCTGCAATCACTAATCGCTCTAGACGAAATGCAAGCTCGCGCTCGTCTTCTTGAGCTTGACTCTCAATCTTCTGACCGCACCATCTTCGACAGTGAGGATGTGTTTCGCCGTATCGGTGTTCATCGCAACTACAATATATACTAATGCCCTTAATCAACACTTCTGTAACCAACCTCATCCAAGGGGTTTCTCAGCAACCTGACGCTGTTCGCTTCTCAGGTCAATGCGAGGAACAGCTAAACGCTCTACCCAGTGTTGTGGACGGTCTTCAGAAGCGTCCTTCTAGTGAGTTCGTTGCTCGCATCAGTGATAACTCTGCGCTTAACCAAGCGTCTAAGGTTCACTTTATCGAGAGGGATAACGATGAGAGGTATGTTGTTATAGTTAACAGCAAACAAAGCTCTATTGTAGAAAGCACTCAGCATTCTATCTCTGCGTTTAACCTTGAGACAGGAACACAGGCTACTATCACTGAACGCTACTCAGGTGTTGTTGATTCAGTAGAAGACTTCGGGTCCTACGTAATCGCTACGCTAACTCAGAAGTGTCCAGTTACTGTTGCATCTACTGACGCCGCAAGACTAGGGACCGTTCGTATACTAGAGGGACCTAGCAAAGGAACTACTTCTTATGATGTGTTATCTGTCGCTTCCGACAATGACCGCAAACAAGTTAAGATAAGCGGCACAGGAATTAAACTCTACGGTAGTGACTCAAAAGAATCACAGAGTGTAATCGAATACACAGTAACTAACGCTCCCAACGCTGACCTTGAGCTAGACGAAAGGAACTACCTTAACGGTCTCATAGGAAGCAGTCCTGATGTAGAGACACTCCCGGCTGATGACATTAAGATGTATACCACGGGGGATGTTACGTATGTGTTGAACACTAAGAAGACAGTAGCTAAGGACACCGCCACTAGCTCACCTGTCAGTGATGATGCTTTGGTGTTTATTAAGCAAGGAGACTACGACCGTAAGTATGGAGTCACCGTAAAGACAGACACAGAGACATACACCAACTGGGTTTACTCAGGAAGTTCTCAGAGCCTAGACGGCACCAGCACGCTATTTAACCGACCACGAGAAGCTAGGTCTGAGTTTATCTTAGGTAACCTTTTTGAGGGTAAACTAGGGTGGGACCCAGCAGCCGCAGCAGGAGGACCTCGACACACTCGACCACCTTTCGGTACTGAGTTCTACTGGGATAAACCCTTAAACATAGTTCCTCCTCAGTCTTTTATAAACACAAGCGTTCCTCACTTAGGTTCAGCAGGAGATAACGTAAACAACCCAAACTACAGCGAGTTCCCCTCTCTGGCTTCTGACACTACGTTCACCACGTCTCTTGAGTCAGACTCCTTGGGGGTCATTAGCTCAACCAAAGACTTCACCATTACGGTTGAGGATTCTATTGCGGGAGACGGTATTGGAGTGGCTCACAAGAGTGTTCCAAACATTACTGACCTACCGACAGTCGCTCCGCACAACTTTAAGATTTTCATTCAAGGAGACCAAGAGGCTGGAGAAGACGACAGGTATGTTCAGTTCAGGTTAAATGGCTACAAAGCCGACACCCCAGACAGCCGTTCAGGTGAGGGTAGTTGGTATGAGACTAGCGGTGGTGACATCAACAACCGCATTGACGTTAATACCATGCCGCTGCTTCTTAAGAGCACTGGATTAGATACCTTTGAGCTAGGTCACATGCCTCTCGATAAGCTAGCCACCGGGGACGCAGACACAAACCCTGACCCTTCCTTTATTGACTCTAAGATTAACGGAGTGTTCCAGTTCAAAGGGCGCTTA